CAGCATCACCGTCCCAGCGGTCTTTGATGACTACATCAAGAAACTGGTGTCAGTAGAAGTTGTAAACGAGGACGCTGCAAACCCTACGCAAGAGGCTCTTACCTCCGAACCATCTGCGAGTTAGCAGTTGAGACGGGGTTTTGGCCTCATCAAATCCCATTCGATACACAAGAGCTGCACACCATGTTGGATGTGCTGAAGAAGAGAGCAAAGGAGAGTAAACGTGGCCGCTGAATTCGGCATGGAAGTCGTTGGTCTCAAAGAGGCTCTTAAAGAACTGAATGACATTGACAAGAAACTTCGCAGGCAAGTCACCAAGGACTTCAAGGAGATTGTCCAGCCTGTGATCCAGGAGGCTTATGGCCGTATGCCTGTTGACCCTCCGTTGTCGGGTATGAAGTATTCGTGGAAGGGCAAGTCAGGCAAAGAAATTATGCACTGGCAGTCCATGATGGTTCGCAAAAACCTTAAAGCGTTTACATCAGGCAAGAAGATCCGCGACACTGGTCTCGGTTTCAAACAGAATGTCGGCGTGTTCGGTATTCGTTGGGGTGGCACTCAGGCAACCATTTTTGACATGGCCCGCAAAGGTGATCTAGGTCAGCAGTTAGACCGCCGTTTCGGTCAGCCGTCTCGAGTTCTTTACCGTGCCTACGAAGTTAAGCAATCCGAAGTTGAAGGTCAGTTGAAAGACTTGGTCTCGAGAGTTATGCGTCAAGTTGGACGCGGTGGGAACATTTAGTCATGTCTGTTGTACTTAACATTTTTAGTGAGTTTGACTCTTCGGGTGTAAACAAAGCCAAGAAAGAGTTTGCCCAGCTTGATGGCGCAGCTGCTAAGACCAAGTTTGCTTTTAAGAAGGCTTTGATTCCTGCTACGGCTGCCGTGGCTGGTTTGGGTGCTGCTTTGTTTGACGCTACTAAGGGCGCTATGGAGGACGCTGCCGCACAGGATCTGCTTGCTAATAACTTGCGTAAAACCACAGGTGCTACCGATAAGCAAATTTCTGCTAATGAGGATTGGATTAGCACACAGGGTCGCCTGTTGGGTGTTACTGACGACAAGTTGCGTCCTGCTTTGTCTCGTTTGGCTAAAGCCACGGGAGATGTGCAAGAGGCGCAAAAGTTGGCTAGTCAGGCTATGGATATCAGCGCGGCGACTGGTAAGCCGCTTGAGGCTGTGGTTTCAAGCCTCGAAAAAGCCTATGGAGGGAACCTGACGGCTCTTGCCAAGTTGGCACCTGAATATCGAGACCTGATTAAGGACGGTGCAACCTTTGAAGAGGTCATGGCAAAAATAGCCAAAACTACTGGTGGCACTGCTGCTGAGGCGGCTAATACTGCAGCTGGCAGAATGCAACGTCTGTCCGTCGCTGTTGGTGAGACAAAAGAGTCCATCGGATCTTCTTTGCTTCCAGTTATTGAAGCGGCGTTACCTAAGTTAAACCAGTTTTCTGATTGGGCACAGAAAAACCCGAAAGTGTTTACAACGGTTGCGATTGCTATTGGTGGTATTGCCACGGCAACGATGGCAGTAAACGCTGCTATGGCCGTTAACCCGTATGTTCTTGCAGCTGCTGGCGTTGTCGCCTTGGCTGTTGCCTTTGAACAGTTGTATCGCGCTCTCGACAAGATGTCTCGTGTTGGTGGTGTCGCTGCTCGTTTACTTGGTCAACTGCTTGGTGGCCCTCTCGCTGGTGGCAACCTGATCGGGAGCATTTTTGGGCCTGAACGAAGGTCTGCTTCTGGTGGTACTTCGGCTGCTGATTTCCGCATGTTTGATATGGCTAATATCCCCGGACTTGCGACAGGTGGCATCGTCACTTCTCCAACCCTCGCACTCATCGGTGAGGGCGCTGGCCCTGAGGCTGTAATCCCTCTTGACCGTATGGGCGAGTTTGGCATGGGAGGCGGAGGCGGTGTCACCATCAATGTGCAGGGTGGAGATCCTCAAGCCGTGGTGGACGCTTTGACACGCTGGTATCGCCAAAATGGGCCTTTGCCAGTAAAGGTTGCCTAATGGCTGTTCCTGCTTACGAACTGACCGTAAACGGCAACAGCGTTAGCAACGTCCAAGGATTTACGTTTACAAAGGGTCGCACAAAGATTAGTGATCCGTTGCGCGCTGGCACTGGCGTTATTAGCGGTCGACGACCTGATTTGTTGCCAACAATTACAGTGGGGCAAACCGCAATCCTTGTCATTCGTCCTGCTGGCACTGGCGAACTTGGGTATGCGTTTGCGTGGCGTGTCGCTGACCTTCGCATTATTTACGGAGTAACAAGTGCATACGACGAATGGGAACTCGACATCGAAGACACGTTTGCGTTGCTTGGTCGTGGCGACGTGTCAACTTCGTGGGCTGACGGCGACCCTGTTTCTACAGCGATTTTTAATGTCACCAACCAGTACGGCATTGGCTTAACCGTTGCTATTGCTACTAAGTCTCTTGTTTCGGCTCAGACCGTTACAAACCAAAACGGGCTTGACGTGCTTTCGCAGCTGGCAATTACTGAGCAGGCTCGTTTTACAACTCAAAGCCCAGCAGGGCCTAATTTCATCACCTTGTATGGGCGTGGCTGGCAAACACAGCTCACAACGTATGACGCTTCTGATGACAACACAGGCACTAACCCTCTTGTTTACACGGCTTTGGACTTTGCTGGTTTGGCTGACAACTATGCCAGCAAGGTGATTGTTAACCCTGAGGGGTTAGCGCAGCAAACATCTGGTAGTGGCAACTATTCAATATCGGTGCCGTCGTATAGCCGTAACACTAACGACGCTTCGAACCTTGCGTCTTTCCTTGTGGGTGTTTACAGCCAACAGTCCGGGCAGCCGTCTCGTATTAGTTTGAAAATTTCTGCACAAAATACGACAACAAAGAAAAATAATGCAATGGCTATTTGTGATCCGATTTCGCAGGTTCGTGTGAAGTTTCGTGGGTCGACGTATTTGGCGATCGTTGAGGGTTACACAATTACGGGTCAAGTGGATGATGTGTTGGTGTCGTGCAGTTTGTCGTCGCCGTCGTTTTATCCGCAGTTTATTCTCAATAGCGCCGAGTTCGGCGTGTTGAATACTAATCGTTTGGGTTATTAGGAAAGTAAGGTTCAGGTATGGGTTATCCAAATTTTGTCAGTGGGGATGTTTTAAACGCGTCGGATATGAGCGCTGTCTCGCTGTGGAAGGTTGCTAGCGGCACATTGTCGCTGTCAACTACGCCCAGCAACGTCACAGGGGTGTTCAGCAGCACATACAAGCAGTATCGACTTTTGCTCAACGTGACCATTCGTTCAGGAACTAACCGAGTAGATATGAAGTACCTAGTAGGCACTACGCCTACTAGCACAAACTATTACCAATCAGGTATTGGCGCGGACTTCTCTGCAGATGCAACTCTTTATTACCAGCGGTCAAATAATGACGCGCAGTTTTTCGGCATTGGCAGCTCAAGCATGACGGCTTTGTCTTTTGACATTTACAACCCAAACAAGGCCGATTTCACAATGCACACGGGAACAATTCTGAATGCTAACTTCTCGTTCCCATACATCGTGGGCGGTGCAAACAGAACAACTAACCAGTTCACAGGCTTTCAGTTGTTTACAAGCACAGGGACAGCCACAGTCGAATACCAAGTGTTTGGATACCAAAACTAATGAGCAACACCGAAAAACAAACCGTCCATGACTGGTCATCAGGCAGTCTTGAAATCTACGAAATAGACGCACCCATTGAGGAGACCCATGAAGCGCCTACTGCTGACGCTGACGCTGTGCCTGACGTTGAGTAGTTGCGCTGACCGTGTCCGCGAAAACTGCGAAACCACCAAAGCCAACGGCCTACTAGAAAGACGCTGCCCATGAAACCCGAAAAAAGACTCTCCAACGAAGAAATTAAAGCCCGACTCATCCTCATCGTAGGCGTAGCACTTTCGTTCTCATTCGTGGCAGCAATCGTCTCGCTGATCTACGGACTGCTGTTCGTCACGCAGCCTCTTGAGCAGGCACCCAATGACGCTGAAGCATGGGCTGTTCTTTCCCCGATGCTGATGACCCTTGCCGGTGGACTCATCGGTTTACTCGCTGGCAACGGCCTGAAAGACAAGCCCAAAGACCCACCGACCACACCGCCAGTGCCATGAGAAAGTACCCGTTTTTCCCTGCGTGGAACGGTGAAGCCACAGACCCCGTCACCAAGAAGTTCTACGACCTCTGCAAACGCCGTTGGGCTTTCACCAACCTAGGCATGTACGCAAACCGCCCCATGCGAGGCTCCAAGAATCTCTCAGTCCATGCGACAGGGTTCGCTGTTGACATGGGCTACCCAGCCACCCGTGCAGGCCGTGCCACCGCCCGAGAAGCATGGGACTGGCTCATCGAGCACAGCGAAGAGCTGCGGATCTGTGAGATTCACGACTACTCGTATCTAAACCCTAAGCAGGATCCAAAAGACAAGACCGCGTGGGGTCGCGGATTTAGGTGCAGTCGCGGTGAGCAGAACAAAGGTGTCAAGGTGTTTACCTCCACCGACAACGCTGGCACACCCGGCGGTGCATGGCTCCATGTCGAGGTGTCCAACGATTGGGAATCCCCTGAGGCTTTTGAGGCTGCATGGCGCGCCCTACCTAAGCCTGTAAAGACTCCCTAGGGGCTTGGTCTCTCCTAGGGGCTAGGAGGGTTGGGTGTGTTGTTTCTCCCCCACTCCAGCCCTCCGCTTTCGTAATGCTTGACTTGTGTTTACACATTGGTCAGAATGTTTACACGGGCGACCAAGCGCCCCCAAACAAAGGAGACATCATGTTCGATGACTTGCCACTGTTCCGCAGTGCAGACCCGATTACCTCAGTGCTAGGCGCTGGCGATGTAAAGCCCCGTAGAGGCTCCCAGCAGGCTCTCCTGCTCGCCGAATACGCTCACCGTGACGGCCTCACCGACGAAGAAGCAGGGCTCTTCTCAGGGCTTCTCAGCCGTCCTAAGTGCTGCTACTGGAAACGGTGCTCAGAGCTACGCGCAAAGGGTCTCATCGTCCCCACAGGCGAAACACGCCTCTCATCGGCTGGTTCAGCCATGCAGGTTTGCGCCATCACCCCAGCAGGAAAAGAAGCACTGCAATGATGGTATTCCTAGTCACCCTGCCTCTAGGGTTATTTATGGCCTGCCTCATTTACGGCATGTACCAAGCCCTTGACATTGAGACCCACTGGCAAGACCCTCCGTACGACTGGAACTTCGAAGACGAAGATCTATGGATTACAGAGACTGAATTATTGGACTATCAAAGAAGAGAAGATTGAAACGTGCATTGCTCTGCTTCGCAGTACTCACCCTATTTATGCCGTCCGTGCAAGCATCAGCTGCACCCGAGTGGAAGTGCCCTCAATGGCACGACCTCATGCGTAAACATGGGTTGCCTATCCGGGTCTTCGATCACATCATGTGGCGAGAGTCAAGGTGCATCCCAACGGCTATCGGGTGGAATTACTTTGCTGGTAAAGACCACACCGATTGTGTGCTATCGCCTGCACATATTTACAAGAATTGCAAAGCGGTTAAGTCTTATGATGTCGGCTTGCTTCAAGCGAATTCAGGGTGGCGCACGTTGACCGCGCGGGTGTGTAAACGCCCAGCGAATCAACTGATACGCTCCCTGACAGACCCTTCCTGCAATCTCAAGGTGGCAAGTGTCCTTTGGGATGATGGCAAGGGATTATCAAACTGGCGTGCCACGTCAGGCAAGTAAACAATAAACATTGGGAGAAACAATGATAAACAAACCACACGCGGTAGCCGTCAGGCTCACCCCTGAGGAGTTCACAGCCATTACGCATGTGATGCTTCGCGATCAGGACAAGAACATCACCGCCACGCTTCGCAAGGTCATCGAGCCGTTGATTGCTGAAGGTGTTGCATCTCTTGCAGCTCTGCAAAAGAAAGAGGACGCTCGTTTGAAGCGCCTTGCTAAGAAGGAGGCTGCAAGTGGGCTTTAATCTCGAGGAATACGAGCCCGTTGCCGTTCGCCACTCACGCTGGCTCGCACAGCACCCCAACGGACGCACCATTACACACATGGTCTCCCAGCCTGGAGCCGACGTTTGCGTGATCCGTGCAGAGCTGTGGCTTGAAGATGTCTGCATTGCTACGGGCTACGCCGAAGAGGTTCGTGGCGCTGGCAATGTAAACAGAACCTCACATGTCGAGAACTGTGAGACCTCCGCTGTAGGTCGTGCATTGGCTAACGCTGGCATGGCTGGCACCGATGTAAACAAACGCCCGTCCCGTGAAGAAATGAGCAAAGTGCAGAACGCTGGCCCGAAGATGCGTATAACACAAGCGTCCTCAGCAAAAGGGGATGGTGTCA